ACACCCTTGTTTTGTTGTCAAGCATTTGGAAAGTTTTTAGATATTATTAAAGAAAATAAGGAATTAATTGAAAGAAAATAACATGCCAGCAGAAGTAGGAAACAAATATGCAAAAAAAGAAATATCTTGGGAGGTTGTAGATAAACTGTTAGAAATAAACTGTACAGGAGAAGAAATTGCCACTGTAATGGGGGTAGATTATGACACAATTCAAAATCACTGCAAAGAAGAACAAGGGATGATGTTTTCGGAGTATATAAAAAAGGGAAATGCTAAATTTAAGACATCTTTGAAAAGATTACAATATAGAAGTGCAAAAGGTTTGTTCACCACTACAAATGACGGCGAAACTAAATTGATAGAAAAACCAAGCGTAACAATGCAGATATGGCTAGGCAAACAGTATTTAGAACAAACAGATAAGAATTATATGGAGCAGAAGAACACAGGTGAAAATACGATTAACATAGTAACCAAAGATGAGGCAACAAAAGAAGCTGTCAAGAAGTTTCAAGAATGAAAGAACTCTTTTTCACAAATACTTTTTATAAAAACCGTGATGCTTGGGAACAAGACTATCGCTTTATAGACAACAGAGGAGGCACAAGGTCAGGAAAGAACTATGCCGAATTGCAATTAGCATATATGATTGCTAAGTATAAGAAAAAGAAGCGAATTATATCAGTAGTCGGACAATCACTCCCAAACTTGAAGATGGGAGCAATAAGGGACTTTAAGAACATTGTAGAAACCTTTGGGGAAAATCCAGAGCAATATAACAAAACAGACTATATATTTAAATATGGCAACTCTGATATTGAGTTTTTTAGTGCTGATAATTCCGACAAAGTGCATGGTCCTGCAAGAGATATATTAATCGTAAACGAGGCAAACAAGATACCCTATGAAGTAGTTGACCATTTAATAACAAGAACAACAGAAACGGTGTTTTTTGATTACAACCCAACTAAAAGCTTTTACATACAGGATATAATATTAAAACAATTTCCCAAAAACAGCATAACAATTCACACAACGTATTTAGATAACATTGCTAACTTACCAAAGCATCAAATAGATTATATCGAAAAGAAAAAAGAATACGACCCAGAATGGTGGAAAGTTTACGGTCTTGGTGAAATAGGAAACATAAGGCTAGGAACGGAATATTATCACGCTTTCAGCTATGCAAGAAACGTGACTGAGATTGGATATGATAGAACAAAACCACTACATATAAGCTTTGACTTCAACGTAGTGCCGTATATCACAGCGACATTATACCAAATAGACAAGGTAGATGACGTTTATTGTGTGAATCAGTTTGATGAGTTCACATTAAGAAACCCATTAAACACAACAAGGAGTTTATGTAGGAAAATAAAAGAAAAATACACATTTGACAACGTATATATCTATGGTGATGCTTCTGGCAAGGCAAGAACGACTGTAAGCAATGTAAACAACTACGACATAATAAAAGAGGAGTTTGGCAAGTGGATGTCTAATTATAATTTCAGAGTGCCTAAATCAAACCCTCGCCACTCCTTAAGACGTGATTATATTAATGAGTGTTTGGCTCACGTAAACAATATAGTTATAATGATTGACAAAGACTGCGAGAAAACAATAGAGGATTTAGAAAACGTTCAAGAAAGTGCTGATGGTGGAAAGTTAAAGACTAAGGTAAAAGATGACAGCGGGCAAACTTATGAGAAGTGGGGGCATTGTTCGGATAGTCTTGATTATTTCATAATGGGTGCTTTCCATAGAAAATAATTTGTTTATTGTTATTTTATTTTGCATCCTTACTAACGGCAAACATATAAAAGTTAATTAAAAACACAACTTAATATAACATTAATGTTTTTGATGTGGTGATGTTTTACTTTTGCATAAAAAGAAGACTATGCAAATATTTGATGAAATAACAGACCCTATCGAAATATTGACCCTTGTTATTGACAACGATCTAAAGCACCCTTACTATAAAGAAACAGTAGAACTATCTGAAAAGTATATAGCATATACAACTGGCGTGGGCATGGATAAGATGTTAAGACAGTTTGTAAGGCGTGAAGATAAGGAGATGTTTGAACAGCGTATAAATATAACAAGCCATATAATACCCGCTGTATATTCACAAATAAGAAAGGTATTTAACAAGGTACCAAGAACAAACGCTATACATTTTGAATATACGTCTTCAAAAAAAGATGACATTGAGGAGAACTTAAACACCTTTAAGGGGAGCAAAGATGTAGATTCGTATTTGTCCAATAGATTTACTGAGTTGTCATTTACCGACCCAAACACTTTTATCATAACGGACTTTAGCGAAACAGACGGTTCTACTTATGCTGACCCATATCCGCTAGAGGTTTACAGCCACAATGCAATATATTTCAAAGAGGATAAAGGAACGTTAATATATCTAATTGCTAAATTTACAGAATTAAAAAAACTTATTGAAAATGGCGAAATAAAAGAGCAAGCATTTGACAGATATGTTTACTGGGACAAAGATAGAACAGTAGTATTTCAAGAGGTATTGGAAATAGAACAAGACAAGAATTACACTAATATAGACGGCACTATTTATGAGGTGATAGAACCAGAGCCTTATAAATTAGATAATGTTCCAGCGATAAGAATAGGTTATGAAATGGAGCAGAAATATAACGGGTCATATTTTGTTAATCCAGCCGAATCAGCAGAGCCATACATAAAGAAAACCATTAAGACAGTTAGTGAGATGGATTTGACCATGGCGTTACATACATTTCCACAAAAACTACAATATTTGCCACAATGTTCTGGAGTTGGTTGTAATAAAGGCAGTTTACCAAATGGCGACACTTGTCCTGTTTGTAACGGAACAGGAACAATGAGTATAGCAACAACGACACAAGATGCTATTACAATGCGAATGCCTACTGATGACGACAAGATAATAACTCCTATTGCTTCACTTGTAGCATATTTGTCGCCAGACGTGGCGTTAATACAATTCCAAAAAGAATATATAGACTATTTGGCTACTGAGATACGTTCAACAATATTTCAAACAGACACATATACGCAAACAGAAGTTAGTCAAACAGCAACGGAAAGCAATCTTAATATGCAGGGGGTTTATGACACATTGTATCCATTTGCCGTTCAATACTGCGATGTTAAAGAGCATATAATAAATAACGTAGCTGGTATTATGGATGTGGATGTAGAAACTCATTGTTGGATAGATAAAGATTTTAAATTGATGAATGTTGAAGACTTAATCAATATGCTGTCAACTGTCAATAATAGTGGTGCAAATGGTGGTGTTTTAGAATCTATTAATGAGGATATAATATTCAAACTTAATGAAGATAGACCTAATAAGATAGCTGAATATGAACTAAGAAAATACTTTGAGCCGTTTAAAGACAAGAGCAAAGAACAAGCAATAGCCATAGCTTCTACACTTGATAGAAACGACAACCGTAGGCTTTTATATGAGAATAGCGGCGAGATATTTAAAAAGGCTGTCTATCAATATCCATTAATAAATAAGATGTCTTATGAGGCACGAAAAAAGATATTAGATGAGTTAACAGAAGCATACAAAACGGATGACCAAACTCCAATATTAGATGCCACAACCAACGAATAAGAAAAACCAAGAGATAATTAAGTCTATCTTAAAAGCATTTGACAAAGAGGTTATAGGTGCTGAAAAAGATTTGATGTCTTTGGTATTGTTGGAAGTGATTCCAATGCTACAAACAGATGCAGATGGCTTGCTTATTGCTAATGAATATAATTATACTAAGCTTAATAATATTGACAAGACATTAAACAAGTTTACAACTGTCTTTACAGACCAGACTTTAAAGCCGTTAGCATTTGAAATGCTTGGAATGACTACACTCAGCTTGAATTACTTTAAGAACATGGGCTTTAAAGAGGCTACTCTCGACAAGATAGCTAAGAATTTAGACTTTTTACATCAAAGAATAGGTATTGACAATAAGGGCAAGGTAATAGTGGGTAGCTACATAGATAGACTAGGAAAGATGCAAGCAGTAAAAGACAATATTGCTGCCTATGTCAATCAGTCTATTGCACAAAAGAGTGGGAAAACAGCATTTGTTAAAGGATTTAAAGAATTACTTGTAACGTCAAAGCAGAACAACGGAGCAATGACAAAATACATGAAGACTTATGTACATGACACAATCTATCAGTTAAAGCGTAGCAATGATGACTATATGGCTGTACAGTTGGAATTGAACAACGCAATATATCAAGGCACGGTAATAGATACAACTAGAGATTTTTGTGCTTCAAGAGTTGGTAGGGTATTCACAAGAGATGAGATAGCAAGTTGGAAGTTATTAAACTATCCATATTTTCCACCAAATTATGACCCATTTATAGATATGGGTGGTTATAATTGCAGGCATTGGTACGATTGGATAAGTGATGAATATGCAGAGGAGTTAAAAGAATAGCCTGTTTTTTTGTGATGTTTTTGGCAGGTTTGGTGGGTGTGTTTATTGTTTTTTGCACCCACCTTTCTTTAAACCTTCGTAAATTACTTTATTTAGATTAATTCTAAATAAGTTGCCTAAAAACTTGACATTTGTATATTGATATGTTATATTTGCAAATAAAAACATTATGAGTTTATTGACACGGAAAGAAGCCAAAAAGTTAAAAGGCAAATATTATGGACATTCTGACGGGAAAACGACATATTTATTTAAGGTTAAAAAAGTTCATAAGACTTTCACAGAGGGTATAAAGATTGTTTTAACACCAGGATTTACAAGTTTAGTGATGGGTGTTATAGCGATAGACAACACACATACATACAGGCAAATCACAAAGGATGAATTTAACGTCGTTTTTGCTAAAGTTAACGAATTAAAAGGAACGTATATTGATTAGTATAGTAATGCCGTCATATCTAGGAGAGTATATCGGCTCTGCAACAGGCAAAGACTGGAAGTTTATACGTGCCATACAGTCTATAATAGACAATACAATCAAAGAATGGGAGCTGATTGTTGTTAGTGATGGCTGCGACAAAACTATGGAATTATTAGAGCAATTTAACGATAGTAGAATAAGGTCAACAAAGATAGTAAAGCAAGATAAGTGGAGCGGCATTGTGCGGAACATAGGTATTAATATGGCTAAATATGACATAATCGCCTATTTGGATACTGACGATATGATTGGAGAAGACCATTTGCAAGTAATATTAGATAACTTTGCCGATTGTGATTGGGTTTGGTTTAATGAGTTGAGTTATGACAGACAAAAGGGGAATTTTGTTGAAAAAGAATGCGATATAACTCGTAGAGGTCAATGTGGCACTTCTAACGTATCACATAGAAAAGGAATAGCACGTTGGAACAAGTCTAATGATTACGGACAAGATTGGCAATTTATTAAGAATTTAAAAAAAGGCAGCACAAACTATAAGAAAATACCGACACCGAGTTATCTAGTTTGTCACGTGCCAGACTTACTAGACGTATGACAATAAACGGTTATTTTGCAGTAGAAATCTTTGATATTGAGTTAATGTGTAATGACTGTATGGATATACACTACTTTTTTATAAACATGAACTAATGATAGATATAACAATAGCAATATGTACAGTAACCGAAAGAGTAGACAATTTTCTACCTAAGATAGTAACCAAGTTACACACACAAGCTTTATTATATCCAAACGTAGAGATACTATACATAGGCGACAATAAGAAACGACCAACAGGCACAAAGCGAAACGACTTAGCAAACATAGCTCAGGGCAAATTTATTGCTTATGTAGACGACGACGACGATGTGTCAGAAGATTACGTAGGCTTTTTATCGAGTGCTGCAAAAGATGACGACGATTGTATATGTTTTAGGGCTAGATATTACGAGAACAGTAAATTTAGAGGCATTGTAGATTATTCAATAGCCTACGAAAAAGACACAAATAAAAAGGGCTTATACGAACGTTTGCCAAACCACACCACGGCTATAAGAACGGAATTAATACGTAAATTAAAGTTTAAAGATATTTATATAGGTGAAGACTCTGATTTAGCAAAGAGATTAAGACCATATTTAGAGAAAGAAGCATACGTGAATGCTATATTATACCATTATTATTATAACACAAAAACAACATTAACTAAATGAGGAAAGTTTGTTATACAGCCATATTTGGTGATTACGACAACCATAGAGAACCAACTGTAATAAGTGATGGTTGGGATTATGTTTTGTTTACTGACAACAAGGAAATAACATCTAGTGTTTGCGATATTAGATATGTCGAGCCAACAATGAATAGTGTAAGGATGGCACGTTACATCAAGATAATGTACTTTGACTTTTTAAAAGACTATGACGTTTATTTCTGGCATGATAGCAGTTTACAAGTTAACACAGACTTAAACGAGTTTTTTACAATTGATAGTGATATAACTTTAATGAAGCATCCAGATAGGACGTGTTTATTTGATGAGGCAACAACAGTAATGCATGAAGACATTGATAAACCTTTTAAGATATTGCCACAAATGGAGCATTATGAGAATTTGAATATGCCTTATGATTACGGTTTGCATGCTACTGGGTTACTGCTAAGAAAAGACAACGACATGGTGCGTAAATTTATGTCTTCTTGGTGGAGCGAGATATTAAGAGGCTCACACCGTGACCAATTAAGTTTTGACTTTGTACGGTGGTTGTACCCAAATATAAGCATTAAAGCAATAGAAAAATACTGGGAATTGTTAGAACGGGAAAACGGCAAATTTAGATTT